CCCGCTTGGTCCATTCATGCACCGGGACTAGTGCTTTTGGTACGCGTACCAGGCCGTTACGCATCCAAATTTATTTGACGCGTGGGAACGGCGCGTGCACGACGCCGAACATTGCAAGTAGCCACCAAATACATAGGATGGCGATTACGACGTTGAAAACAAGTTTCATGGGATCAGGCATCGGCACGTATTTATTCACGATGTACGCGGCCACGCCCAACACCACGAACACCAACAAACCAATCAAGATGGATTCCATTTATTTCTCCTTTGCTTTTTCTTTGAATGGTTCAGCGGCCACCAATTCAATTTCATTCATGCGAATATATTCACGCCCGATGCCGCCATCAATCATGTTTGGCCTGCATATATAATGACGCTGCACACCGCCCGGACATTCTTGGTAGAGCCGTTCAACAATGTGGTAGCGAATGTCCACCGCGCCAAAACGCCAACTGCCCGGCGAATCGTTTATGGTGATGCCAGCATGCCCAATTGTTTTGGCCCAATCGCCAACCTTAAACTTAAAACCCGTTTCATCCATAGTCCGCACCCCTTTGATGAGTCTTTTAATTAGTTGTTTCATATTTTTTGATCAACGCATTAATTTGTTTCACGGTTTCTTCACTATGATTGTAAAAAGCAATTTTGCGTGCCTTCTGCAACGCGTCAATTCGCGCGCCAATCAATCCGCGTTCATGCGTGCGGATGGAAATGCAGCCGACGCACAACCAAATTGACCCCACCAAAAACGCCCACCAAATAAATTTTGCGGCGGGTTGGATCTTGTCCGACACCTTTACCAACAATGCCGTCAACGGCAACTCCCCCGTTGGCATTATCCCTTTGAGGACCGCAAAGCTTCCGCGCTGAATTGATCTAGGCACCGGCCACACGTTACGCGCGCAATATCCACCGCCGATTGCCAATGACTTGACGCATGCCACGCCTTCGTATATACGCCACACGCGTAAACACCTTTGGGCGCGCCGGGATGGTTTAACCAATGGACTGCTTTTGCCTTCGGTGCTTTGTAGGGGCGAGCGGTCTTTGGCGTGTACCATGGAAATTTATTCGCCATGGCGCAGGGGCCGCGCATCCGTTTTGGCCATGATGCGTTCGGCTTCATGGTCTATCCAATGCTTTAAATTTGTGGGTCCGCTATTTTTTGCCAAACCCATTGCTACTTCACGGTAGGCGTTCGACATGATTTGCGCAAATGCGGATTCTTTTTTTTCGGCGTCTAGCGCAATGGCCAATTCATCGTTGCGTTTGTCCAATTCGGCATATCGTTTCATGAATGCTTCGCGGTCGCCGTCACCGAAACATTTGTTGATGGTTTCGATTTGGTTAATGGTATCGGCAATGAAGCGCAGCACGCCGCGCCCCTCTTTGTCGAAGTTGTGGCCGTCGATAACTATGTAACCATTGGCCGCGCGCAAATATCCGTCGTTGGTTAAATTCCAAGGTGTTGGCGCAGTGGGGTTCACGCTTTTATTGACCCGTTAAAAACATCGGCACCGGTGGACTTGTACACGGCTTTGCGCAATTTCTTTTGTTCGTGTTGATTGGGCAGGCGTTCGCGTGGTGGCTTGTAGCGGGTTGGCGCGTTGTCGTTGGCCGTGCGCTTGAAGGAATGGCCGCACGCGTTGCATACGGATTTGACGATGCGACCGGCGAAACAATTGCAGCACGTTTCAATCATTGGTTGTGGGCATTCACGGTATCGGAGATTGCGCAAATGGCTTTGGCCACTTCGATGGATTCACCGGACAATTCGAAATGGATGGTTTGGCGAACGACGCCCAAAATGGAATTGACGCGGACTTCAATCTTGTAGGTGTTGGCCAAACCTTTGAGGAAGTCGACCATACCCGTCCAACGTGAACCCGTCAACGTTCCGCGCGTGACCGTCATTACATCGAATTTGGTTGCGGGACCGCCCATATCCGCGCCCACGCTTTCGTCCAAACCGGTTAGGATTTGTTTTCGCATGCGCGGAATGTAGCCAATGGGTATCCGCCATGTCAACAACTTTTTACATGCCGTCGATATATAGGATGGCACGCGTCTTAACTATCGTCCGAGAATTCGATAGTTAAGATTCTTAAGACATTATTAAGATGGGGTCCATCTTAACTATCGGCACCACCAAAAGCCTTGAGTATTATATATATTAATAATAAATAATAATAATAATATATATAGGATACGCCCACGCCACGCGTGTGTGCGCGTATGTGTAAGGCGCACTACGTTCGTTTGTTTGGTTTTCCCGCTTTCTGTGTGGACCCCCTCATCTTAATCTTAACTATCGGTTTTTGACCGTCACTTAAGCCACCCATCCCAAACCACTTATCCACAGAATCCACAGACTTGTACACCGCTTAAGTGGAATGGCATTTGTTCCACGTGGAACACCTGCATTTCGGGTTACGTAACTTTTGCTTGACACAAACCAAGCACCGTGGTAAGTTACGTAACTGTGAAGGCAAGAGGCTTAAAACGGGGTGGGCACAACGACGAAAAGCGTGTGAAATCATACGCGATGCCCCTTCGCATTCAAACGGAAACCGGTTGTGATAATCCCGTGACAAAATTGTGACGATGACAATCCAGAGGCAAACAGGTGACAAATCGGTGTCAGTGAAGCAACAATCTGACCCTAGAACGACCAAATGCCCCGTAAATCAATGGCAACGGCACCGATGGGCGAAGACTTTCAAAGACCAAGTCTCAAAAACGTGCTTTGTGACGTTCGTTCGCTGCCGCTACTGCGCGCATTTCGTTTCAATTCAGTTAGACCGCACCGTAATGCCGTCGGGCCGTGTCATCATTACCGAGATTGTCCGTGCGGTGGAAGCACCGGGGAAAGTTACGCAAGAGTTACGCACGGAAGTGGAAGTGGCAGGCGATGCGAAACAGGTTGATAATCCGTCGCAGTTTAAGAACCCATTATGAAGCCACCTGCATGCGTAGCGGAAGGGGCAGAACAGCAACAATCTTGCCATGACAAACCGGTGACAAAATTATGACGATGACAAACGTGGGGCAATCCAAAGACAAAAAGAATGCTTTGCAACGGCTTGGCCAAATCCACCAGGCCCCCCCCTCGAAATTGGCCATGCATCGCCACCCTTCGAATAATATTTCCAGGCCCATTTTAGATTCAAATTTTCACGACGAAGATTTGTACACGTTCAAAATTCCAGGCGAAAAAAAATCGTGACGAATCCCGACGAAATCGGCAGCGGTTCGCAGGACCACTTGACGCCTGAAACCATCGGCCCGGAATATATTTTCCCGCAGGACCGACCCGGCACAATTATTTCCGACAAATACGAACGCGCGGGCGGAATGCAGTTGCGCGATTATATGGCCGCGCAGGCGTTGCCGGGAATCCAGGCGCAGGGAACAAGCATCACCAACGCCGCCATGAACGCCGCCATGAACGCCGCGACCGTCGCTTACGCCATCGCGGACGCCATGTTGCTTGTGCGCGCGCGGCCAACGATCTTGGTCAATCCCGAATCCATCCAACCAAAAGGTGACGCGTAATGTTGCCGATCTTCGACGGCGTGTTGGGGATCGCAAACAAACTTTTGGATTTCATTCCGGACCCGAACAAGAAAGCGGAATTCGCCGCCGAACTGCAAAAAGAGCAAATGGCGGCGGACCTGCAAATGGCGCAAATGCAGGCGACGATCAATCAGGCGGAAGCAACCTCGACGAATTGGTTTGTCGCGGGTTGGCGACCCGCTGCCGGTTGGCTCGGCGTATTGGGGTTGACGTGGGCCGCTTTGGGTTTACCGCTTGCCCGTTGCATTTTGGCCGTGCGCCATTCAAGCGTTCTACTGCCGGACGTTAACACGCAGGTGCTCGAATCCATCCTGTTTGGAATGCTTGGACTCGGCGCGTACCGGACAATCGAAAAAGTGAAAGACGCGGAAGGCAACCGGTGAAAGAACTTGCGACGGCCAACCAAGGCGTGAAAGAACATTTCGGCAAAGTGACCGTCGGCGGGTTCTTCGACCAAAAAATTTTCACGTTCAAGCCCAACGAACTGCGCTTCTTAAAAGAATACGGCCCCGACACGAGCGTGGAAGACGCGGCCAAAAAAGCGGGCGTCCCTGTTTCGTTCGCGGACGCCATGTTGCGCAAAAAAATGGTGCGCGAATTTTTGCAGGACAAGTTTCAGCAAATTGCGATTCAAAACGGTTGGACCGTGGAGCGATGGTTCGCGGAAGGCGACAAAGTTTGGCGCGGTCAAAAGTTGGTGACGCGTGAACAATTGGACATATGGAAGGAATTTGGTGCAAGGATCTTACCGAAGGCCAGGACGGCGGGGGGGCAGGATGGCCAAGAAAAACCGCAGATCACCATCAATATTGGTGCCGTTGACGAAGCTTTTAAACGACAACAAGCCATTCAAGCCGAAATCTTGGACCAAGCCCCGCTATGATTTTATCCGCGATTACGAAAACACGGAATGGCGATACCTGCGCGGCGACGAAGATTGGGACGGCTACGACGAACCAACCGGCCCACCTTCCGGCGATGGCCGTTAAAATTTTTTCGTTTGAAGTCAAAGCGCAGCGCGAGCGTTACGAATCCGACAAAGCGGCCCACCGGAAACTTATGTTTCAGGAAGGTGGGGACTCGTTTTGGGAATGCGTGACGGAATAGAAGTGCGCCACCTTTGTTCGTCGGGCGAAAAGAACATGCACAATTTCAACGGTGCGGCCAACTGCTATTGCGAGCCGGAAATCCATTTCGCCTACAACGGAACGAAACTCAAGGGCCGCTTGATCGTGCATCAAAAATTGGAAAAGAAAATTAAGAGGACGCGTGCGGGCGACAACATGACTTGAACCAATCAATTTCCATCGACCAAGTAAAAGAGTCCTGCAAAAATTCGCTTTGGTTTTTGTGCACGCAGATTTTGGGCTACAAGGATTGGGACATATGCCACGACGAAATCGAAAAATTTTTGGCCAAGCCCGCGAACAAAAAATTGGTTTTGATTCCGCGCGGCCATTTGAAAACGGCCATCGTCACCAAGGCGTTGTCCATCAAGTGGATATTGAACGACCCCAACGTGCGCATACTTTTGGCCAATCAGGTTTGGGACAAAGCCCGCGAAATGCTCTCCGAAATAAAAGGTCAACTGGAAGGCAAGTCGGAACTGCCGAAATTGTTTGGCACGTTTGTTTCGGGACGCTGGAACGAAGAAAAAATCGAAGTGGCGCAACGTACAAAATCACTCGCCGCGCCGACGATTGCGACCACGGGCGTCGAAGGTGAAATGACCTCAACCCATTTCGACAAGATCATTCTTGACGATTTGATGGGGTTGCAGAATTACAAAACCAAAGAACAGCGCGACAAGGTCCGCGCGTTTTACCGTTCCATGATTAATTTGCTCGAACCCGACGGCCAATTGATCGTGATTGGCACGCGCTGGCATTTGGACGACCTTTACCAAACCATCATCGACACGGAAAAAGATTACTACGACATTATGGTGCGCAGCGTCGTGGAAAACGGGCGAATCATTTTCCCGAAAAAATTCAACCTGAAATTCGACCCGGCGCGCAAGCAATGGGCACCCGTGGCCGAAAAGTGCATGGATTACATCCAATTTTTGAAGCAATCAACCGGCGGCGATTTTTATTCGCAGTACATGAACAACCCCGTGGACGACGAAAACCAATTGTTCCGCACGTCCTACTTTAAGCACTACGCCGAACGCCCGTCGAACCTTTTTACCTGCATGACGATTGACCCGGCCATTTCCGAAAAACAATCCGCCGACTATACGGGCATCGTCGTCGCGGGCCGCGCCCCGGACAAGAAAATTTACGTGCTCGATACGCTGCGCGGGCGTTGGGGAAGCCCAAAAGAAATCGTCGACCAAATATTTTTGATGCGCGACAAATGGCGTCCCGACATTATCGCCATCGAAGAAAACGGCTTTCAAAAATCGTTGCGCTATTGGGCCGAAGACGAAATGAAGCGCACCGGCGTTTTCTTCCCAATCGAAACAATCAAAAGCCCGGTTGAACGCGGCGGGTTGGTCAAAGAGTATCGCATCAAAGGACTGGAACCGTACTACCGCAACGGCTTGGTGTTCCATCAATCGTGGATGAAAGATTTGGAAGAAGAGTTGGCGCAATTCCCGCGCGCCAAGCACGACGATTTATCGGACGCGCTTTCATGGCAGCTGGATTTTCTGATTGCGCCCGAAGAAGAACGCCCGGAAACGATGCGACCGGGGACGTGGGAATTTGAAGCGCACGAAGCGCGCCAACATCTTTCCCCGTATAAATTTTTCGAGCAATAACCCATGGACGAAACAACAAGCAATTTGAAAGCCGACGAAAAAGAACCCGACAGCGAAACCGGGCGCGTTCGCCTTTGGTTGGACCGTGTGAGCGTTTCCCGGAAATGGCGCGACCGCGTGTTGGACGACGCGGGGGTAAAACGTTTTATCGACGAATACAACGGCGAATACAACGTGCGCTTGGCAAACATGCAGGTGCCGCCCGTCAACGACGTGTTCGCCTACGTGCAAGCGTCCATCGCGGGCCTTTATTTTAAAAATCCATACATCGCGGTCAACCCGAAGAAGAAGGGAAGCATTTTGGGTTCCTATATTCTTGAAAGCGCGGTCAATTATTATTTCCGCGAACTGGACACGAAAGAAGAACTTGAAAAAGAAATCGTCGACGTGCTTTTGACCGGCGACGGGTTCCACAAAATCGGCAAGCACATCAAAACGGTGGGCACCGGGGAAATGCTGAAACTGATTTCCGAAAAACTTTACTCCACGCGCGTGTCGTGGAAAGACATCGTTTTTAATATCGGCACGCGCGAAATCTGCAAAGACAGTGTTTGGATGGCGCAACGCATCGTGCGGCCCACCTTCGAAGTGAAAGAATTGTTTCCCGGCAACGACGACTTGAAGGGCGGTCCGCATCCGTCGTTGTCGCAGGGCGAAATTGAGTCCGCCGAATTCAAAGGCGATTTGAATTTTTCGACGCTATGGGAAATCCACGACGCGCGCGAAAAGAAAATTTACACCGTCGCGGAAGGCTATTACAAAAAGTTTTTAAAGAAGCCGGTTGATTGGCCGGAATATATGGACGAATTCCCGTTCTTGAACCTCTATTTTAATTTGGTTCCCGATGAGCCTTACCACATGAGTGATATCAAGCCATGGGAACCGCAAATTTTGGAAAAAATCAAATTGGTGGCGATGATTTTAAACCACGTCAAACGTTGGTCCCGCCAATTGTTGGTGAAGGAAGGAACCATCGCCAATTCCCAATTGACGAAATTGGAACAGGGAAACGACGGGGCCATGATTATGACCAAGGCCAACCCATCCGAATGCGCGCAGGTTCTTTCCTACGCACCGATGCCGCCCGAAGTTTTTCAGTTGGTCCAAATCCTGGACCAAATCGCCAAGGAAACAAACGGCCAACCGTCCGTGGACCGGGGCGCGCCGGAAGCGACCAAGTCGCGCACGTTGGGCGAACTCAATTTCATCAAAGAGGGCGCGAAGGGCCGGACCGACCGCAAAGTGCAACGCATCGAACGCCACATGGAAGGCATCGCGCGCCATTTGATTATGCACATGAAATCCGATTTCGATGTGGAACAGGCCGTGAAGATTACCGGCGACCCGCCCGACATTATTTTGAAGGCGTTCGCGGACGCGGGCAAATACGATGCCGTGTCCCACAGCGTCACTTTCACCAAAGACGATATTCAAGGTGACTACGACGTTGAAGTGCGCGCGGGCAGCACCTTGGCGATGGACAAGGCCACGCGCACGCAGGTATTGGAAATGGTCTTGGACAAAGCCGCGCAGTTGGCGCAAATGCCGCAAATTCCGCCCTTCGTTGAAGCCATCATCACCGAACTTTTGCGCGATTACGACATTCCGCAATTGCAAATGGCGTTCGACCAACAACAACAAAGCGCGCAGGTGAAGATGGGACAAGAAATCGCACAGCAACAAACGGCGGCGCAGAAAACGCAGGCCGAAACCGCCAAACGCCAAGCGCAGGCCGCGCAGATCAGGACGGAAACCGCGATCACGGGCGCGCAGGCCCTTTTGGGCGCGGCCAAAGAAGGCGTGTTACCGGAAGCAATCGAATTGGGCCGTGCCACCGGCCAAATGCCGGGTTGACCATGGCGCATTGCGACGGTTGCGGAAATGACGCGGCAATGGCCCTGCAAATCGGCCATTGGAAAGACGAATCCGGGCAATCGGTCAAATATTGCATTTGCGACCGGTGCGGAAACGTGTCGGGCGCGGGCGCAGGGACGCCGGACGTTTATTTCCCCGGCATTCACAAGGACCCAAACATTGTGGACAAGATGGGCAACGAAATTTTGCTGGAAAGCCGCCGACACAAAGCGGACTTGATGCGCGAACGCGGCATGCGCGAAGCCAACGACCGTTGGCACGGCGGGCCGGGGCATCATAGGTTCCGGCGATGAAAATTTTCCGCACAAATTTGGCGCGGGTTAGTGCGGGGCCGCACCTTTGCACGCCCGCGCCAATTCATATTGGGGGATTAAAAAATGTCTGACCAAATCGACCCGACACCGACCGCAACGGCCACGGCCACCCCGGCAGCAACGCCGGAACCCGTAGCCAACGCCACCGGAACGGTCAACCCGAACACAAACACCAACGGCGAAGCCCAACGCACGCAGGGACAAGCGGCACCCGTTGAAGATTCGTTCACGGAAGTGAACGCACAAAGCTTGCCCCCTACAGAGCGCGCCGCATACGACAATATGCTGCGCGACTACAAGAAAAAAACGGCAGGAATAGCGGAGATCCGACGGAAGGCCGACGCCTTCGATGCGTGGCAGCGGCAGCAAGCAGCCGCGCAGCGCGGGCCGACCAAAGAAGACTTTGAACAGGCGTTCAACGACAAAGATGCGTTTACGAACTTCCTCAACAAAGCGGCGGAACCGGTTGTGCAGGAATTAAGGCAAACCAAACAAGAATTGGCCGCAACGCGCGCCGATTTATTTGTGAAGGACTTTAAGGCCAAGCACGCCGACTTCGATGATTTGGACAGTGACGGTTTAATTACGGGATACGTTCAACTAAACCCGCCTTCGGGCGAAGGTGAATGGTTGGACCGCGTGAAAGAAGCCTACAACTACGCCAAAAAACTTCGAAGCAAATACGAAGACCAGGGATACAAGCGTGGCTTAACCCGCCTTGAACAAAAGGCGGCGCAATCCACCGAATTGCCTTCGGGTTCCCCCGCACAAGTCTATTCGGGCGGCGATCCAACAAAGATCACTGCGAAAGAAGCCGTTGAACTAGCAATGCGCGGAATAAGAGTACCGCGCAGCTAAGTTAAACGAGGGGAAATATTATGGGCGCACCATTGATTCAAAATGCAGGACCGGGAAACATCGACGAAATCCTGACCACGTCGTTGATGAATTTGATTCCGGGTATACGGGACAACGTTTTTAAATCGAACCCCGTGTTGGAGTGGTTGTACAAAGACAAAATGAAAATGCGTTTGCGCGGCGGTGTTTCGCTGTCACACGGCATTCTCTATGGGACCAACACCACGGCACAATCGTATCAGCGTTTCGACCCGCTTGATGTGAC